CGCATTCCAATACAACATCACGATAATCATAACGCTCACCATAGCTAATATATGGGTGGGTTATTGGGTCTTTACTGTTCCAGTAAACACCTATAAGGTCTTGTCTTGTACGGAATGTTCCTGAAACAGTGAAATTATCCATACTTGTACTGGTTATCGCAGCAGATGACTCATAATTATTGTTTACAGTGAAACAATCCCCTCGAAACAAAGTATACTTCTCATTAGAATACTCCAAATAATCCCCAGTTCTCTCTGCTAAATCAGAATAAGAAACACTGTCCTGTGGCACGTTTTCTTTGATTTTTTCATCAACCAAATCATTAACATACTCTTCTGTTGCCATACCATCAGCATTCATTCGATTGAAGTTTAAAGAGTTATACTTTTCGATTAAGTTATCAATATCCTTTCGTATTTGAAAATCATCATTCATTTTTCCACCCTTGTAGGTATTATCGTTTTACAAGAATCATTATGCTTTGCTTGACATTCATATCTCCAGCAATAACCAAAATACTCATCAAATTCTTTATACTGTCTGCAATTCCGACAAAACTTCAAAAATATCACCTTCAATTATCCCAAATATAAACATCATCATCTTGAATAGGTAATGCTGTTGATCCAAAGTATGTGGATTTTCGTTTTGTTTCTACTCTTAATTGTTGCATTTCATCTTTTATTCGGAGGTATGGTTCTAATTCGCCTACTCCTAATGTTGTTTGTATGCTTGGTTTGTTGGTGTTTTTGTATTCTATTTTTATGCTTTCTAATGGTTTAATATCATTCAAATACTGATAATCAGATATGGTTTCAATTAAATCACCAATCTGCAAGTTTGGGGCGTAAGGAGTAACAAGAGTATAACTATAATCAAATTCGGGATTATACTCTTTACTGTTCCTTGCATTGAAATACGCTTCTTTACTTCCAATTTGTTCTGAAATAGTTTGTAATGTTGCTTGTTCACCATACAACAGCATACTTCTTGCACTACCAGTATCAACATAAGAATACTTATCCTGTGTATCTCTAAACACACAAATACTCCTATTCCTTAAAGAACTAACAGGGCTACAACTTATATTACTCCAATTAAGAATATTACTGTCATCACCATCAAAGAGAGTAAAACGTGGCTTGGTCTGATTATCAACGCTGAAATTAATTATATCATCTTTACGATGTTTACCATACAATATTGTTGCACGATAACCTGATTGTTTCATAATCTCTTCCATCATGGCATTAACAGTTTTCCCACAACTTTGCAAGTCAGTTGGGTTTAATGCCATTCGGTCATCAAATATAACTTGGTATAAATCCATTTTACAACTTGAATAGTCCAATGTATTATCATCAAAGGTATACCAGTTAGCTTCGGCGTTCTCATCATCAACAATAATCGCTGGTGTGATAAATCGTATACTGATTAAATAGATGTTCTTACCAGCTTCATTATCAGCAAACCAACCCTTCAAATCAACACTTGACTGTCGGAGAGCATTGTTAATCCAATGATTACTCAAACCACGAATATCCAAATCAGTTTTTGCCTTTTGAGTAAAATTCAAGTATACTTTCTTCTGATGAGCAGACCAACGTTGCTGATTAGTATAAACAATTTCAATATAAAATTGAATAGGTTTATCCTTATCGTAACCACGTGTAATTGTTACTGAACCTCCTTCTTCGGCAGCTTTAACTGCTTCGGCAGATTTAGCTCCACTATGATTCATAACACCATTACCATTAGCATTAGGTCTACTTTTGGTAGGGTATAATGCTTTATCCAAATTATATTTTTGATAAGGGAAATCAACCCATTGCCCATTAGCATTTTTATAAACAACACTTCTGAAATTAGCTAAACCATTCGCAGCATACTCGAACACTTTACAAGGAATATTTTTTCCTTTCAGTTCAGTGAAAATCGCATCACTAAAAGCATGACAATCCCCTGTTCCAGTTCTTCTCATATCGGGATAATTAGAAGAACCCCCAAGCATATACACATACTTTTTCATTTTAGATGCAATGAGTTTTATTGACTCTTCTGTTGTATCTTTTACTGTTGTTTCTGAACTTCCACCGCCAGACATTCCTCCTGATTTAAGTTTCTGTGCCTCTTCCCTTGAAGAAGCCACTGTTGAAGAAACTTTTTTCACAGCATAACTTGAACCGCTAATATGCTCATAACCTTGTACACTATAATCTGCATCACAACTTTTACAAAAGATATGCCCTTCCGCACTTCCACCTTCGTTAGCTCCTCGGCATTCGGAATAAGAACCCCAGTTCCAATCCCAAATAAGATTAGTAGAACCACAATGAGGACATTTACGCTCGAAAATGGTTTTAGTCCAACCACTCATACTGTCTTTACCAGCGGAAGGCAATCCAATAGCCATAAGGTATTTTCCATCAGCAGAAACACCACACTTATTATATCCTTGACTTCCAGCATCACCCCCATCAGTTTCCGAAGTTTCTGTTTCGATTTTTTCTTCCATCTTCGGATCACCAAGACCATAGACCATGTGAAATGTAAGGTGATTTGTAATATCAACAGGCAATTTGGAATGCAATCTACCATTGTATACCATAAAATACTGTTCTTTTGTTCCCCCTGAATTATTACGGAGAGTAATGAAACTTGATTGGGGTTCGGATTTACAGTTATTGGTTGTTATTTCCTTGATGTCTTTATTTTTTCCAAATGTTAATGCTAATCCTGTACTGTATTTTTCACCAGCAACCAAGAAGTTTTTACTTATATTAGACTTTAAAGTAACTTGATGAATATCACATAAGTATTTCAATGCTTGTCCGTAAGTATCAAATGAAATAGGGTTAAGATAAGCAATATCCTCGTTATCAGTAGTTCCTTCAAGTAATACAAGACTATCAAGTATAAAATGATTAACTCCATCCTGCAATCTATCCACACAATGAACAGTTAATCGGCTTCTGTTTTCATCAGGAGATACAGTAGAAATATACCCCCCAAACCTGCGTATCATCTCATTATTAGAATACTCCGAATTTTCCTTAACATAAATATTGACTTCATCAGCATAATCAAAGTACAATCCTGTTTTTGTCAAGTTACATTCAAAACTATTGTCATAATCTATTTCAAATGTGGCTTCGGCAGGTTTAACTTGCCCTGTTTTTGTAACACTTGCATCTGTGAATGCAAGATTAGTTCCTACACTATCCAAGTTATCCCCAGTATAAATTTTAAGTTTCCTTATACTTGCACCGATAAATAGCACGTTGTGAGGTAATTCTAAACTTAATTTATACTGTCCTAATTCAGATAATGTTTTATAGATAGTTTTCATCTTGATAATGTTCTTTTCACCATCAAAGAACATATCTTCACCATCTACTCTTTTAGTTTCCTTTAAGAGTTTATAGGTATAAACAGATATTTGTCTTTCAATTTCTTTCCTACCTTCACCCGCAGTAACTTTCAACTTCTGATTTAACTCCTCTAATATTTCCAAATACTCATTAGCACGTGAATTATTAGAATACATTTGAGTAGGTTTCTTTAAAACCAAACTTAAATCAAACTCCCCCATATAATCTTGTGCATCGATATTTTCGTAGAGAATATCAATACGATAAGTAGCTTCTTCTTCAACAGTATAATCCATGAATAATAGATAACTTGTTTTTTGATTTTCACTACTGTAACATCTTAAACTCCTTTGATTGACTTTAACAGCATTTTCCCCATCAATGTCCTCAAAGTAAGGTAGGAATGCTTTGGTGTATTTGTGGTCGTAACTAAATATTTCCACTCCTATTTTTTCATAAGAAGGTCTTATGACTTCTTTTTTGTGTTTGGAGTATCTACGATTATTATGACGCCTTACCATTTATTCTCACCCCATTTTGAAAGAGTCTACAATGTTTGTATTCTGTTCAGTTTGGTTTAAAAATTCAATAAAAAGATTAGTTGGTTCATCTGCTTGTGGTTCGTTAGGAATGTGTGGTGCTATAACTGTTATGTCATTGGCAGATAGTGTTTTTGTGCTGAATGATTTCTTTGATGGTCTCATAATCTGTAAAAAATTCTCTGTTTTATTCATATACATATTAACATAACCATTTTTGATTAAACTAATATGGGCTATCTCCATTGCCTCATCAGTTTTATGGTATTCTGTGAAATCTTTATCGGTGAGCATACATTGATTGAAATATAAAGGATTGTTATCATCAATGTTTATCGCAACTAATTCCACTTGCACTTTGGAAGTTTTTGACAATACCCTACTTGACAATCTAAACTTCTCCATATATTTTGAGTAACTTGCATCAACAACCCATCGCTTACCTACATAAGCCGGTTTATTTGCAACAAGTATCTCATTACCATTAACATCATAACAATGAAGTACAAAATAAACAACACTTGTAATCCTACTTTTCATATGATTAACCACAAATGTCAAATTCTCATCATCAATATTGTTATCAATCGCCTGAAACAAAACATGATATTCTACTTGCACCACAAAAATCACCTAATCTTCTTAATCTTAATATTATTAATAATCACACTATCAGTAGCTTTACGGAAAATCAATCTCATAACAGGTCCACCATCAGCAGAACTTGTATTTGTTCCTAACAAACTCCTACTACCCTGCCATACGCCGAAACGCCATTGCCCATCTCCACCTTTCCATCTTTTCAATGTGAACGGGTACCGTTTACCCATATAAACCTCTTTACCAGAAAAGTTAGGATGGAAGAACCAAGAAATGTATCCCGCAGCATTTTTACGCCAATTACCTGGAGCTAACTGAACATTCTTCATCTCTTGATAGTTATCAAAGTCAATTTCGTAACCTCCGAAACCATCTGACCCATCACCGAAAGCAATAATTGCAATTCCAGTATCATCAGGTTTAATTTTAACACCATTCGGAACATCAATCAATTCCCCTTTCAGTACAGTGTAATCCCTGTTCACTATTTCGCCTTTAACAACATTCCAATATTGCCATACAACCTCATGAGTAGATTTAGCAGTAATATCCCCTAACCTGCTTGTCAAAGTAACATCAGTTTCGCTTGTATCTGTATAATTAAATGAAGCCACACCATCACTACTCAATTGAGAGCGATAGGAGTTTACTCCATCAGAAACAAAAACAGGAATATTGGTTAATCTTCCAAGACCATAACCTTCTTTCCATGTAGATTCAACCACTTTTACTGAAACAGTATTTGTTTTACCCTCTGCAAGGTATTGCGGAGTTATACTGTTTTCTATGATAGTTGGGATTAAACAAGGGATTGATTTAGGATCAGTTGATGAGTTTTCATATGATGCAACAAATTGATGCACATTATTTTCAACAAAAGTGGCTATTCCTTCACTATTTGTATTTTCAGTTAGACTATGCACTCCAGTTACGCTAACTTCTTCATTAACAATTGGTGAACCATCCCAATCAGTAACCTTAACTTTAACAACATTCCAATCAGAGTATAAATCAGAAATACACTCCACTGTTGCGGATGGATAACTGACAATGTTTATATCGTATCCTACCTTAATATTCAGAAACATTTCGCAGTAAGCGTTATCATCATCACCATCAAATAAGAAATATAAATTATGTTTCCCATCTATAAGCTCATCTATTGTAACTGTTCCATCAACATATGTATCTCCTTGAACTGCGTGTAATGTAGTAGAACCTTTATGTTTCCCATTTGCATACACGTTCACTAACTTATCAGCAGTATTTAAAAAACCATCTTCACCAAGAGAAGTTAAGCGGATTGGTATTTCAACAGTAGAATAATCAAATTGATAATTTACAAGTGTTGAAGATAATTCCGCCTTGTATTTATTTGGTAATGCCTCAAAAATAGGAACATTAACTGAAATAGATGGTAATCCATATTTATTGCCCATATACCTTGCGGTGATGTTATGTTGCACATCATAACCCAGTTTTACTTTTATTGTCTTTTTAGAAGTGTTTTCCGCCCAAGTATATTGAGTATATTCAGTATTACTAATAATAAATGGAATTGCTTTGCCATTATCGTAAATAACGATATATGAGTTCCCAAGATTTTGATTAACATCTATTTCAAATTCTACAAGACAATATGCTAATAAATCATCATAACCAGTTCTTCTTGAAAGTTCTTTAATTGAAGTTTGAGTCTTATGTAAATATCCTTTATCCCCTGTTAATCGGAATACTTCTTCTTTTAAGTCATAATCCCAAGTAGTGCTAATATGAGCCATTTAATCACCCTTCTATTGTTTCATCATCAGTTCTTGAAATCGCATTATAATAATCATTACCATTGAATGTGGCTTTGTATCGGAAATGTCCAGTCCTATTAATTCTTAAATAGACTTTTCCAAGAGCATCTGTTGTTTTAGTGTAAACTTGACTTCCAACGCTAATGATAATGGTCTGGTTTGGAATTGGGTTGCCTAATGGGTCTGTTAATTGGTACTCCGCAGTTTTTCCTTTATGCTCTGCTTTACTGAATGTCAATGTCGGTGTATTTTTAACAACTTTTATTTTACCCCAACATTCCGCAAGAACCTCTGATAATTCATATTTCGCTCCAATATCATATTCTCCAGGAGTCCATTGATAAAGAATATCTAAATTACTTCCAATACCCACAACTTCACCGTTACGGTTTGTAGTTCCAGTCCAAATAGTATTAGGCAATATACGTTCGATAATTGCATTATAAACAGGTGAACCGTTTTGTGTTAGTTTCCATTTGAAACGTGGGGTTTCTAAATATTTCATCTCGGTTGGGATGTCCTGTGTTAAAAGATAAACCCCGCTACCTCCACTTGGTTGTGCTGGTGTAATCATCAACGGGTTACTAATTGCAACACCTATCTCGTTGTTTCCTTTGTACACCGCTTGAACAGTATGAGGTTGGTTGTCTTTGAATATTAATGCAAATTTGCCAGTAGTTAAAGAAGGCAACATTATTAGTTTACCATATTCATCAAGGTCAGCCACCCATTTTTGTGCTGTTGAATCATATCTTACTTTTCCAACATAACTCTCATCACCATCAACAAGAACACTAACGTGTTCGTTTAAATCAAATAAGTTATGTGTACCTTGTAACCTAACAACAAACTTCTCTAAAACATCACCATTAGTAAAATTGGAATGTGGAATTTCATCAAAAGTAACTAACTTATTACCATCTTCAAAAGTTTCCGTTGAAACCACACTATAAGTTAATGGAGTATCCCCACCTTCAATATAAACATCAAGTTCCATATTAGAGGTAGTTTTCAAAGTAGTAATCAATTGAACAACAAGTTTGCTATCTTGATCCGTTACCACATATGGAATATCAATAGGTATTCTATGTCCGTTAGCATCAAATTTTTCAGATAAGTATTCGCCAAATCCCCCAGTATAATCCCCATCAATACTGATTTCTTCATCTACATTGCTTACGCTACCTGTAACTTCAAAGATAACTGCATCATCATTTTCTACAATAGCAGGAGATAGTTTTGCTAAACTTAATGTTGGTTCTACGCTCACATCTTCATTGTAGATTGTTTCTACTTCAAGACATGATGCTTTTATGTCATCACCAGTTATACAAGATGGTAATAGGTTATCAGAGTTCACTAAATCCCACATTACTGGGAAATCAACATTTACGCCATTTATTCCCTCTGCGTATACTTTGTTGAAACTATCTTTAAACTCAATGTCATTAACACTATGTTTCACAATAACATAAGGATAACCCCTGTACATTGTGAATACTGTTTTACCAACTTTAATTTCGATTTTATCATCAGATAATACTCCCACGTTAAAATCTGTGTATTCTGTTAATTGTAATGTTGAAACTCTGACATATGATTCGGAATAAGGGTCATATTTATATAAATATAATGCTCCATTAATTCTGTTAAATCCAAGTTTAACTAACCCATTCTGTAAATAGAAGATAGTATAACTGTTGTTTAAATTAAATAAGGAACTTCCTGCCGAAGATTTTAAATCCACGCCATTCCAATACATATAAAATGGCTCTTGAATGTAAGTGAAAGGGGTTTCTTCATTCTGATAGTAATAAAGCATTCCTTCTTCAGATGTTCTCGTAAATAGCAAAGTTTTATGAGGTATAGGGAATGAAGAAACCACCATATCATTATATAATTGTTTTAAATCAGTAGTGAGGATTGTTTCTTGTACTTCAAAGTCCATAAAGTGTAGAATATCGTTTGTATCCCCATCAACATTTTTATTGGTAAATTCCACTTCGTAATAATATTCTCCTTTTTCTAAAGTAATATTATTACGTGAAATTTCCTTACCATTATAACCTTCATCTAATATGTTTAAAACATTTCCAATAAGTGTAAAATGCAGTTTAGTTCCATAAATATAATCATTATACGTAAATGGGTCTGCGGAGAGTTCTACGATTTCCTCTGTTACTGGGTCATAATAGTTAATATCTGTATCGGGCATCATATCAATTACAGTAGGTTCTTCTTCTTGCACGATATTACCATTCACATCTTGTACGAGGTTTAAACTCTCAATGTCATTGCTTAAAAACATTGTAGTGTCAATTACTGTTTCAAAAGAACCAATTGATTTGTTAAGTACGCTACAATTAACCCTGCAAGCATACACATTATTAACTGTATCAAAAGCATAATCAAAGTATTTATATTCTAATAAAATTAACCCATCACTATCAACAATACGAACAATCCGCTCAACATTATTCTCCCTATCTTCAGGAATTTTCGTAGAGTTCCATTCAAATGAAATCCTATTTGATTCCGCTAATGCTGTAACTGATTTAATATTGATTTTCTGCCCATTATCCATAGTCATTAATGTTCTGCGATTAGGTTCGTTATCCTCATCATAGATGTATGTTCCATCGGTTTCGACATTGAAATAACCAGTACGGTTATGAACAATCATTCCATCTGTATTTGTATAAGTGTAATCAGCAAATTCATCCCCTGACTCACAAACATAATCCAAGAAATCTTTTAATACTTCAGTATCATATGGAGATACAGACATTCCTTTTGCGATTTGGAAACGTGCATTAATGTTATGAGTGATGTAATCAAAATCTAATTCTCCTTTATACCATAAAGGATTAGTTTTCTGAACATTTTTTACAGCACCAAGTTCTACCCAACCCCTGTGATTCAAGACATCCCCTTCAAAAGCTTGTGGAACAGCATTAACAGGAACTGGTCTGTCTAATTCACATAAACCTTGCAAGGTAGTCCAATCAGCAGGAGGCAAGTGTAATTCACAAGTAATTGTTTCTTCAATCTCTCCTGTTTTTCCAGTATAAACATTATTTCTATAAGTTTCCTTGATAGTCTTATTACTGAAGTCAGATTTTGGATCATGGTGGCTGAATTTAAGTGGAACGCAACCAATATATGCGAAATGCTTTTGAATACGCATTTTTAAACTGCAATCCCCTTCAACCATATACCTATCAGTATCTTTAACTGCAAACGGAATTACAATACCTTCTAAATCCAATTCGGTGAGTATACGGTGGTCGTACCAGGTTGTATCGTCAATAATAAATCTTGCATTTATCCCATCAGTATCATAGGCGTTGTAGGTATGCTCGAATACGTGTCCTAAATCATTTTCGATTAATTGTAATGTATTCATTCCTTCGGTAACTATCATAAAACAGCCAGTCCATTCAATTTCTACTGGCTCTCCTCTTGGAATATTAAATGCAATCTGATTAGCATCGGTGTTTTCCTCATCAATAGTAACCCCTGCTGCTTGTGAATCAGCACTTAAATTCCATCCAATAAGATAGTTCCCTTCACCTGTTGGGTTATTATAGTAATCTTTAAATGTTTGGGAAATATTGTTTGGGTCCGCTTGTTCTTCACCATCAACAATAACATCATAGATTATACTGTCATCATCAGAGATTACTTTAGTTTTGAAATAAAAACAAGAAGTAGTTAATCTTTGAATATCCCCGCTACTAATATGAGCATCTGAATATTCCCCATCATGCCCATTAACAAAGATATATCCATCAACATCCTTTCCCATATTTGTAGCGGTTAATGTTTTGAAACCTCTTGTATCGGTATAAATGAATAAGTTAATAAAGTTTTCAGCATTTATGCCTCCATCAACATACCAGCGGTATAACCCTTTAAAATCATCAATAGCTACAAAACAATTATTATCTTGTCTTGGGCATTTTGTTGTAATTTCATAATCAACTAAATGCACACCAAATGGCAATTGAATATCAACAAACTGGTCATGTCCCGCCGATGCTTTCGATTTATTCCCATACAATAAAGGTATTCTATAACGATGATTGAATTTCAATGAATATGGGTTTTCACTATCCCATAAATCAGAACCCCAACGAAGATATGTTTGAGGCATACTATAATCAATTTTAATCCTTACCCAATTGATATAAATGGCTATGTTTGTTCCATCAAACCTTGTAGGTTGTTTAAAATGAATATCCGCCCCCATAGCTCTCTCATTGAATGATTTTGCTGGGAACTTTTTCTTGGATAATTCACTTTCAGGAATAGTATATGAGAAAATCTTTTCAGAAGTAGAAACAGTATCTTTGAGATTAACAGCGTAATCTCCACCACCATACACCCAACCAGTTTCACCCCATTGAGTATCAGATGGAATATTAATGTTGCTACCATAAATCATAAAAGCAACATAGGGAGCTTCTACTTGTAATGCGGGATTGGCTACTCTTAAACTTATTTCAAGAGTAACGCTTTTCACATACGCATTCTTTGGAATATCCATCTCAAAATCATGAGCAGCCAAAGTAGTAGGAACAAGAGTATCGCTACCTTTTTTGGAATAGTAACACATACCCCATGTTCTTTGGTCTGAACCAACAGCATTGCTTAAATTACGCCATCTTGTCTTATCAGCATCATAATTAGGGTTATATTGCTCACCAACTGCTTGAGCATATTGATATTCCCCACTTTTTGTTGTCATTAATTATCCCTCATAGATTTGATTTCTAATACTCCATACCATGCCATCGACAGGGGCTGTGAATGAATTTCCTAATGGAATTGGTGCATTGTTGATTGAATAAGCTAATACTACTCCTGACTCGGCAGTTATTAAAAAAGCACCTTTTAACATATGTGTGCCATCGCCTAACTCATAAGTAACACTATTACTTGCGATAGTGATTGCACGATTGCTGTTTACTCCAACATTCCAAAGCATTGCACATTTACCATTGTCAGGGTCTAATCCACTTAAAACAGTTACTTCATCAGTATTCAAAGTTCCATCAACATTCAAATTATTCTTTATATTGTCATTACATTGTTCTGCGAGAACAATCATAAAATTTGGTGTTGTTCCATCGAACATTGAAGTAGTAATATCTTCACTATCAATCAACAACTCAAAAAAATTATCCACTTTTGTAAAACTAAAAAGCACACTTGTAGCATCCACCATAATAACAGACCTCCTTTTTTATAATCCTGTGTGTGGGTTAATACCCAATAAATCGATAATAGACCTTGCAGTAGTCTTATCAACCTTATTCTCATTCACTTCAACATCATCACCGTAGACATTAATGTTCAAGTTAATATCTCCATTGTAATTATGAGTTTGTCCAGTAGGAGTAGTTTTAGCACTTCTTGAAACTAAACTGGAACTACCATAACCACTAACTTTCGGAGAAGTAAAACCATAACCTTTTTGAATAGCTGTGGCGTCAATAATGCCTAATCCTGGTATATCGGCGAACCCATGACCTTCCCCGTCCCATGACCCGAGACGTATCACCCCTCCAGGGAAGCCGAAGGCATTGGCGAACCCAATAGCGACCATAGCACCGTCCATACAGTTAAATGAACCAGCATCATAAGCTTCTTTTGCACTACCGTAATGATGGTCGTAATAATAACTGTATGTTGTTCTACTGATTGCATCGTAAATGTAATTTTTAGCGATTTCAGCAATTCCTCTTACAGGGAAATCATCGTTTTCAAACTTACCAACATACAAGTATGGGTCATAGATTTCACCAAAGTGAGTATGCCATGTTAATAATGCTTGTTTAATATCATCAGACCAGTTAAAGCCCCATCCACTACCCGCAGCACATATTCCTCCATTTAATAAGCATTGTAAGTATTCTTCTAAATGATTAAAGATAGTGTCTTTCTTCATATCAGGTATTCTTGAACGGATCTTATCAGAAATTCCAGTATACTTTTGACCTGTCTTTGGTCTTGGTCCTGCGGCTCCTGTTAATGACCTTTTGAATGTTGATTTTGTAGCACTGGTTCTCATTGATGGTCTGTTTCTTGTTCTTATACTTCCATCATTTGAACCCCCTGCCAGTAATAATGAAGGGTTTTGAACTTTACTCCAAAATGAAGCCATATTACTCTCTAATGCGTTGATTTTTGCACTTGTTTCGGAACGAATGTTTTCTGCTGATGCTATAAGTGCATCTTGCATACCTCTCCAACTTGACTTAATAGCATTAATATTCTTTGTAGTCTGACTTTGCATATTTGACAGACTTGTACGTGTTGTATTAGTTATCTGTGCATAACTGGTTGTAGCATTAGTTTGTATAGTATTAAATGCACCATTCACACTTGTTGTCATACCTTGCATATTCATTGCAACATTCATGTTCATGTCATTGAAAGCAAGAGAAGTTTGCATATCTGCGGCACTTGCCATAGATGTAACTTCACCTAAACCTTGACTAAACAATGATAAATCAGTAGCATCAAGGAAGCCCAAATTAAATGATGGGGTGAATGTAGTAGCCATTGTTTCTGCTAACGCACTTGTTTGATTTGGCATATTCATTACAGCATCATCCAATGCAGAAGTCATATAATCCAACTCACCAAACAAAGCCCTTGCCATAATACCTGGAGAATGTATATCATCACCATCTTTAAACCCATTAGCAGCAGATTGCCCAAGAGCATAACCTTTATCGTAGAACTCTTGTTTTCTACCATCCATGTGTTGCAATGCGGTGTCTAATTCCCCTTGAATAGCATCTTTAATCTTGAACTCTGCTTTGAATCCTTGTGTTCCTTGCCAACCTACACCTTTACCATAAGTACCTGCATAATTCCTTGCAGTTTTCATAGTTTCAATTAAAGGAGTAACAATCACACCATATAATTGACCCATTCCTTCTTTAAAACCATTAGGAATGGCTTGACCCATTTCAATAGCACTTTGTTTAATTGCAGGAACATTCTCGGATAATGTTGTTTTTAATTCTCCTATTGCTGATGATACTGCGGTTACCATTGAAGTTAATCCACTAACATCTCCACCTTCGCCACCTTCACCAGTATATCCTGCGATTTTACCATTGAATGTGTTTAGGTCTTTGATAACCATTTCCATCTCATATAGCTGTCCGCCAATACTGGATTGGTAATCCCCTTGACCGCCACCTACTGACTCGGCTAATCCCATAATTCCGCCAATTATTCCAATAGGAAGTATGTTCCCATTTGTTGCACTGGCAACATTACCCATTACATTAGTAGTTGCAATATTACCAAGAACATTTTTCACACGTGTTACAGCATTATTAACTTGCTCCAACATTGAAGAGGCACTATTAATAGCATCAATCTTATCTTGACTAATTCCCTCGCCAAGATTTAATTCCGGATCATTATTAAAATCATCAACAAATTTTTTCAATTGTTTAATTGGCTCTTTTAACTGGTCGAAATAATTTGTTTCACTTTCACCGGTTGAAACTTCCATTTGTCCTGTTTCTTTATTATAAGAAGTCAATGGGTTTTTAGAAGGGTTTTTAAGTTCTGGTGGAATGTTGTCGATTGCGGTTTTAGCGTTCTTTAATGCCGTTGCAACACCATCTAATCCTGTTCCCATACTGTTTAAGGCGGTTATCTTATCTTCGTTAATGCCTACAATTTCCATTTCATTAAATTGTTTAGTAAATTTATTAACCTCATCGAAGAAACCCCCTTCTTCGGTTAATGATGTTAATTGGAAGTCTAATCCAAGTTTTGTGCCAATTAATTTAATAACATAATCTGCAAGTAAATCCCAATCAATTTTTACCATAGCACCAAGGGCATCAGTTAAATATGATAATGCTTCAGCGGTTAATTTAATAGCTTCCGCACCTTTACGAACACCACTTAAATCTTTAAAGTTATTACCTATCTGACCTATACTCCATAATGGTGCTTGTATCATATATACTGTTTCGGCAAGTAATAGTAATCCGATAGCAATTCCACCAGCAACAGCAAGGGTTAATGCTCCACCTATTGGTCCGCTTTCAAATATTGCAATAGCTAATAATATTCCACCTGCTAATGCTGGTATGAATGGTAATAAGTATTGTAATGAGTCAGAAACTATTTTCATAGCTTCTGTTCCTTTTTTCACTTGTGATTCTAATCCTTCATACTGATTGCCTAATTCACCTAATGCCCATAATGAAGGAATAATCATAGCAATGGTTTCTGCAACAAGCAACATTCCTGCAGCTATACCTATTGCTGCTTTTATACTACCTTTCACGATTGTTCCAAAACCAACTTCAAATCTTTCAAGAACATATGCTAATGTGGTTACTGGAATCAATAATGCTGTAATTGTAGGTGCAATAAGTGTTAGTCCTTCAATACCTTTACGAATATCTGGCTCCCATTGTTTAAATTGCCAACCTAATTCTGCCAATGCTCCCATAGGGGCTCTTAATAATACAATGGCTTCAGTGATTAACACCATTCCTGCTGCGATTGCAACAGCAGCTCTTGCATATTTTTTAGCATCATTAGCTAATGATTCTTTTAGAGATATGTTTTTCCCAGTAGAAACATCACCATTAATTCCACCAGTAGATTTATCAGATTTTTTACCTCCCCCCATTTTGGTGTTGGCTTCTTCTGCTTTATCACCGACATCTTTCCATCTACCAGCAACATCTTTCAGTTTTCCACCAAGAGTTTTAATAATATCTATTGTGGATTTAGCCCCTCCAAGTAAATGATAGATTTTTGTTCCAATCACACCGAATGCTAAACCAGTAGCGGCAATTCCACCTACAATCTGACCTTCTTTAGTAGCGAAGAAATCTAATAAAACTTGCCCTACTTGAACTAAAGCATCTTTAATCGCATAAACTGTCGGTTTGATATTATTCCAAGTATCATTTACGCTATTCCAAAAATTAATGAAATGGTCGTCATTCCATAAATCAATCCACATTAACTTTAACTCACCAAGTACAGCATAGAAACCACTATTTAAATCCCCTTCATTGAATTTTCTCCATAATTCCGCAGTTTCTAATGCTTGAGCATTATATTCAGTAACATATGATACTAATTTTTCTTCATCCGCTCCCGCTTCTTTCATTAATGAAACGTGTTCGTTAATGTGTTGTGATGCCTTGTATAATCTGTCATCATATTCTTTAAGGGCGTTGTTACGAACTTTCTGTGCTTGTTCCACTTGAGCAGTATAACCACTTGCGGCTAAACCTGCTTGTCGCTCATTTAAACCTGCTAAACGATATGATTCATTTAACCTTTCAGAGCGTCGGTATTTTATTCTATTTTCGTATGCTTTAGTTTCGGCTTCATATGTTTTAATCATTTCATTAGCGTGGTCTATGTCTGCTTTATTATATTTTGCAGTTACTAATTGCCTGTAAACATCATTGTATTCTTTTGTGCCTTGTGTTAATCCCGCTAATTTATTTTGTAAATCACTTACTTTTTTACTTGCATCTTCAGAAATTTTATTACCATTAGATAAGAGATTATTATAATTCTCCATTGCTTTTTTGTTCTTATCCGCTTGAGCGGCGATTCCTGCAAACCATCCTAATATAGCAACAGTTGTTAAACCCAATAAAGCAATCTTTAACAGTTTAGTGGATGTGATTAATGATTTTAAAGTTTTACCCCATGTTGCTGAAGCTTTATCTGCAACAACTTCGCTTTTTGCTAAATAAATAATTTTTTGGCGAAGATTACCACTTTCAATAATTGCTGCTTTTTCTAATGTTAAATTCCCTTGTAATTCTATCTTACGTGCCATCAAAGCACTTGCAAGACCATGTTCTGCTTGTATTTCTTGTTTGACGCCACCTAATCTTCCAAGTATAGATTTGCCTAATCCTATATTAGCAACAGTAGCCGCATCCGTTCCACTGGTTGTAGCAACCAATGTTTTCCAAAATCCATGTAATGCAACATCAGTTTTATTCAAACCCATTAAAGCGGTTGCAAAACTTTTACCCCATCCAAGAGTAGCAATTTCAGCCAAACCCATATTACGTTTCAAAATCATCAAAGCAGTAGAAATCCCAGTAAAAGCACCTAAACCAACACCCCCAATAGTAGCAATTTTACCAAAACTACCCATACTCTCAAATGATTTCTTCAAATGGTCTATACCGCCAACCATTGCATTGAATGCTGCTAAAATTGCAGGTTCAACATTAGTAATTAGATCCGCACCAAACTCGCTAAACCTATTTTTAGTGATGTTAATTACATCATTTAATGAAGTGGCTTTTTCAGCGAATAAATCCCAGTGTCTGTCTTTACCTGCTTTACGTAACGCTTCCATTAAACTCTCAATATCTTCTTTGTTTCCGCTCCAACCGTATTTTTCAATTAAATCTTCTTTACCAATACCAGTTTCCATTGAGAGTCTACGAAACTCACCTTGCAGAATATCTTTTACAGCTAATGCAGCTTCTTCTGATGTTCTTCCTGCTCTTGCATATTCGTTTTGCACCATGGCAATAACATCCATGGATTCTGCCATTTGTTTAGCGTTTAATTCAAATTCTAAACCAATAGAAGCGACAGTTTCACCAAGACTATATTTGTTGATTTTTTGAAATCTTTCAATAGTACCATCTAATGCTTTGTTAAATGTTTCTATTCCTGTTGGGTCAGCGGTTACTTTACTATTTTTTGCAAGTAAGGATTCCATTTCGGATTTAACACGATATGTTTCTTTTGCTCCTTCGATTAAATCTGTTGCAAAACCCCATAATGCCATTGCACCCATAGCACCAAAAATAGTTTTAATAGATACAATTACGCTTCTTACTTTCTGTAATCCACGATACAAGTTGTTACTATACTTTTCTGCACTCCCCATTGCAGTACCGAACTCACGCATACTCATCTGCCCTGATTTAGTGGCTTTTGATACACGTTCTGTTTTTTTAGCTTGTTCTTCTAACTTTTTATTAACTTCAGTTATTTGAGAAATATAATTACTATATCCTCCAACAGATTGCCTTCCACTCCAATTAGATGTGCCTTGTACACTTAATCTTTGTATTGCTGATGCTAATTGCACTGTTCTTTGATAGAAAATAGATTCTTTACTTACCCCTTCAAGTAATGCAAAGTTGAATTTAGTTAAAACATCAGTAGTTTTTAAAATTGAGTTAGTTAATTTATTGTATCCTGTGGTGATGTAATCAAGTCTGCTTTGAACTTTACTGAAATTATTATAAGTAGCACTCCAACTTTCATTTAATTTAGCATTTTCACTCCAACTTCGTATTTGTGCTTGATTAAACCTTGAAAAAATATTTGTTGTAGACATTAACTCTTTTCTATAATTAGCTAATGCTCTTAAAGCCATTGAAAAGGTTTCCCCTTGGGATAATCCATAACCTTTTGTTCCATCAAATTTAGAAATATGATAATTGATTTCAGCCATACTCCTCTTAAAATCAACAGTCATATTTTTTAATGCTCTTTGTAATTCTTCCAATCCTTTTGGGCGAATTTTAACATTGTTTAAATCATTCAAAGCACTTTTTAAGTTTTCAGCTTCTTTAGAATTATCTTTAAAAGATTTGCTACTGTTACTTAATTGTTCTCGTAATGAGTTAATTTTATTTTTATAATCTTCAGTAGTTTTTTTGAGAGTATCAATTTCTTCCCTTAACTTCTTAACTTCATCTGCAAAACCATTACCTTTTGTTTTTTCTCCAAAAGCGTTTTTAATTATATCAATATCATCCCTTAAAGTTCCAATAGCTTTTTCAAATTCAGATGTATCTAATATAATTTTTGCTGATACTGAACCTACTTGAGTTGGGGCTGCCAAATTTAATCCTCTCCTTCTGTAAACTATTAAATAAAAATTCTCTTTTTTTTGGTGGTGGTAGGATTTCCACCTACCAGTCCGATTAAAAAAAATAGTAGTTTAATTTCACCACCAAAAAATGTGATAAATATATGAATATAAGTAGGTACTGCCTCCAATGGTGGAGGAAGTGCCTTTAAAATAAAATTATTGCCATTTATAGGAGGCAAATACCTAAATTTGTAGAGAATGGAATTGCACCATTCTATAAAAAATCTATTCTACAATTGTAATAACTGTCTGATATACTCTTCAGCAAAATATTCAATGACATCCTCATCAAAGCTTCCTAACGCTGATGCAACATAATGATGACCTTCAAAAGTAGGTGCTTTAACTTTAGTGCTCGGTGCAAATTTATCTTGCCCAAATTCTTGATAATACGCATAATCTCTGCCTAATATGTCAGAATATCCTCCTTTATGATATTTACCAAATTCCCACCATATATGAATATCATCAGGTTCTCCCATACCTTCACCAGTAAAACCGGTATAGATTAACTCTAATTCAGTAAGATTATTTTCATTGAGTATATTCCACATTTCCGGATTAAGACCGCTATCTCTTAAATTTCCAGAAGCTACTGGAACAACTTCAGAAACAATATCAACAAACTCTTCCGCCATCTCTTCAAGAACTTTCTTATCTCTATCAATATTTTTTACCTCTTTTTCAAGATAATCAACATATTTTGATAAGTTTTCCTTGACTTCAAACCGGATCATCCATACATCTCCTCATATAAATCTCGCATTTCTTCGGAATCATTAGCTTCATCTTTACTTTCATTTAACTTGCGTTCTTCTTCTGCAATTAAATTTAACTCCATACAATATAGTTTAGCGGTAGTCCAAGTGTCGCATTCCCAAAAATCCTTTAAACTCCATCCTAAACCTTTTATTCTATGGGCTAATAAAAAGTAAATATCTATGAATATAGACTCTATCACCCATACAGGAGATGTCTGATAGGGTGATAGGTCTTGAGGGTCATTATTATTCTTCTCTTGAATGGAGAAAGTTATTCACATCATCTTTTATTTCTTGTTCGATTTTTGCTTCTCTTTCTCCAACTATACATAATTGGTAATATTTTTCAAGGTTTTGTGCGATGATTGTATCGACTGGTGTGGATTCTTTTAGGAACTCTTTTGCGGTTATTCCATCAAGTAAAGTTTCTACTTTTTCACCTAATAACTCATCAACCTTTTTCATATATTCTTTTGTTGGGTTATCTTTACCCATTTCGACCAATGCGACTTTAACAGTTTCTAATTCATCTTCTAAATGTTCTATGTCATCAAGGATTGCTAAAACTCTGTCAAGTTCTTCATCAGTTGTGTCGTCTTTTCCTTCAATGACTTCTACTTGTTTGTTTTTCAATGCAATCTTTTTCTCTAATGATTGTCTTTTCTCATCTAAATCATTAACTTTATCAATGAACTCTTTTACAGTAGTTTCATATTCTTTTTCGGCTTTTTCAGCCCATTTGGTTAAAGTTTCATTGGTTACTCTATTGAAGTGTAACTTTTTTTCACATATTTTAATTGTAATATCTGTAAATTCTTTTTTTGCCATATTATACTTCCTCCATTTTAAATTTTAACAAAAAAGAAATCGTGATAATAGGAGTTGAACCTATTTTAATGCCCAATCACGAAAAAAAATAAAAAATAAGCAACTTATGGTGAAGTTGCAAATTGTGGATTGTTAGCTAAAATATCAGCATGGTTTTCAGGATACCATTGCTCCAATGTACAACCAGTAGTGTCAATGTGTGGTGCAGGTAAATCAGTAACCATTTCTACAGTCATGTAAGATTGAGTAGGTTGTTCAATACCTTTCCATTCAAATGTTAAATCTTTAGCTTCATTACCTGATTTAGTGGATGTAACATTAGTAACTTCTACAACAGGTATGAGAATCGCTGTTTTGTATGGAACACCAGTATCAATGTAATAGATAGTAGTTTCGGTGTCCTCACCTTCGTCTATCACAACAGTTTTGATGATTTTCTCACCAGTAGCGATAGTGTCAGATTCAGAAGTTCTGATAATACTTCCACCTTCCATTAAGTATAATAATTGTTTTTGGGTGATTTCAGTAGAAACAATATGTCCGTACTTTTCGTAACATTCATATTCAGTTTCAAAGTATTTGGTTCTGTCTACCCAAGGCATACTTATTGATCCGGTTAATTCCCTTGCACCCATAGTTTTAGTGTTCACTCCAAACTCATCACCATGACAAGATTGGGATTCAGCATTATGGTTTAATGATAATGTGGCTTCGGTGAAACAATCTATTGGGTTTAATAACATTTCTTCAAGGGTTGCCCCAACAGCTCCAATATAAACACTTGTATCATTAGCCATTACAGTACGTTTTAAATGGTCTTCAAGCAAGTGTCTTGTTGGGTTAATACAGTTTACGTAGTTGTAATCAGTAATGAAGGTTGGTTTGATTTTTGGTAAATCATCTGCACTTAATGTTAATTCTAATTCGTTTATCATTGCATTGTTAAATATACGTGCATCAGTTTCAGTTTTAGCAAAACCATGGTATATTGTTGCTAATGGCAAATCAGTATCAACATTAGGTGGCATTTCATATTTGTGATTATAGATTCCGCTAATGGTTTCATGTGGAGTAATGGTTTTGTCAGGTAATACCATGTAAATGTAATCTTCTAAACCTTGTCCGTATCTGCAACCATCTTCCCATGATGGACCGGATTCAGCAGATTTACGGTAACTTCCCATATCCAAGTTAGCAGTACCTGTGTGTCCCTCATCAGTTTCGGTTTCAATGTTATTTCCATCTTCAAAACCGGTTTGTCTTATACCGACTAATGGGCAAGCTAATTTGTTTTTTGCTAAATCTTCGCCTTTAATACCCATTTCAGTATGATGATGACTTGCATTTGGTGCTAATTCCATGTTATCTATTCCTCCTTATCTTCTTCTTTTTCCTCTTTTTCTTTTTTTGGTCTACCTACTTTCCGTTTAGGTTCGATGTATTCTTCATAGACCCCCATCATCTTAACTAATCTGATTAAATTATGATTGTTATTTGGAATCTCAAAGATTGCCCCTGGAACAATTGCTTGATTTGGTTTGAATATTCCTGCTAATACCAAATCAACGTCTTTAATAGGTGCATGACCCACATATCTAAACTTCATAAATATCAATACCTAATTAAATAACTTAAAACAATCATTGAAGTGAATACGTCTGGTGTTTCTTTGTAACTATTAACTCCTTTACGGTTATATGCAAATCCTGTTACTGGAGAACCTTGTCTGAACTCAATATAAGCATTGGATGTTCGTTCAATGTTATTCATTATCTCTTTAAGTTTTTCTGCGAACATGAATAACTGTCCGATAACCCCATCCCTTCGTTCTTCGGTTGTTATCAATAGCACGATGTCTAATTGTCGCTCATAATTACAGTTTGATTTATCCATCTGCCACTCTAATGGCTTGTAGACAATACAAAATGGAGGCAGTACATTAGCATCCACTTCTATGAAATCGTAGAATATGGGTGTGTCGGCAAAAGTTTCTGTGGCGGTGATTTCTTCACTAATCGCTTCTAAAACTTCTCCGATTTTACTTTCGTATCTCATAATCCCCAATCAATGCCTCTCGCTGTGGCGTGGAATAAATCATCATGGTCCAGTTTATTCTCTTCGTTTGCGATGTATTCGGCTATTGCTCCATTTACTTGATTTAGCAATCTTGTTGCATAGTTATCCGCTTCTGCTTTGGCTTCTTTCATAGGTTTAGCTTCGTATTCCCATCTTGATAACCAAGCATAAGCTCCCCCAGCCATGTACACATATTGCATTAATTCTTTTGGAATCCCTTTACTGTATCTTCCAAGTTTGCCAAGTACATGGTTTTCACCAGTAATTAAAAAATTCTCGATGTCTGATAATGTGTAGGTGTAGTTTTGGCTTTTGAAGAGTATTTTTGTAATTTTAACATCAGTGATGTCTGTGTTAAATGAGAATTTTAGGGATTGTATTCCTGTCAATACTCTTGTTTCATCGCTGAAGCGTACATTTTTGTCAAGTTTAAATAAAAGAATGGTATCAGTATCATAAACCAAATCTTTACTATCGCATTTTGCTTGAAACAAACTTAAATTTCCATTAACCAATGGTGAAAAGTCAAGTAAAATGTCATTGACATCTACATTAACCCCATTAAAATTAATGAAAACCAATACCTCATCAATACCATTAAACTCCTCATAAATAGTAGGGCAAACAATATGATCCGTATCAAAAACAATTTCGTTCAAATTGACAGGTTCTTGCCTATCCACAACACTACGGGGAATCCACTTCAAAACCTTATAAAAATCAGACATAGAATATTTGGAGGTTTCCAAATTAATATCACTCATATCAGAATCCTCCTATAATATATTTAAATTTCTGAAAGAACAATCCAAAATCCTGCTGCGGTTTTACCCGCATCGGTGTATGCTTTATAGATTGAAGTACCATCGGCTTTAGCAGAGTTTCTAATAAAGAATTTCTGACCGACATAACTATCATCAGGACTTGCGGTTAATACTTCTGCTTCACCGTAATTACCTTTAATGACTCCTGTAGATTCTACAGTTCCAGTACCCCATTCAATAGTTCCTTCAGCATCACCATAGGATGTGAAACTATAAGTTACTTTATCCCCATCAGTAGAAGAAGATTCAGCTTCTAATGCAGCAATCCTATCTTCATGGTCTTGTAAAACTTTAGCAACCATAAAAGGTTTTAATTCCCTGCCTTTTATGATTTTAAGTTTAATACTTTTAAATACCATTATTATACCTCCATTTAAAAAATTAATGGAGTTTTATACTCCACTTTGAGTTAAAACAGTCATTTCTTTGTTTACTGCTAATCCTAATTCCACATACATTTGATAACCGAAAGTCTGTGGTAATTTACTGGTATCTTCATCTTCAAAGTAGTGAACGTTAATAATGGATGAACGTGGAACTTCTGCATCGTTTAACCTGTTATCGTTTTTATTGATATTGTAATACCAGATAGCAGGGTAAGCATTTCTGTCGATAGCAAGTAATCCTGTGTCAATTTCTCTTGCAACATTAACATTTATTCCGTTGGAAATGCCGTCGAATGTTCCGCTTGCGTTTATTACTTTGTATAAATCTTCCGCAGCATCATAAGCTGTTTTTGATACAAATAAATCGGTTGGGCTGAATTGGTTTTCATAGTTTTCTTGGTTTTCCATTGCCCTTTTGATTGCTACAATATCATCATCAATGGATTCGTTACCTGATACCCAAGCACCATCTCCAAGAGTAATCGGATCTACAAGACCTGCACTTGCATTTAATTCGTAGAATGAGAATCTGTTAATCATTCTCATCATGGTTAAACCCATATCCCTCACACAATTTTTGAAGAAAGCGAAGTTTTTAGGGTTTTCTGCAGATTCTTTGGTGAACTCTACTTCAAAACCGAATTTAGTCATGTTTCCATATTCTTCTTGTATTCCGCTGAAAGATACTTGTGGGAACTCTGAACCTTCAGTTAATTCTACTGGTTCAGGTAAAATACCTGCTGCAATATCAGTTTCGTAGGTTCTTTTACTGTAATCATACTGAAAGTGCCTATCCCCATTGTTGTTCTGTGGCTCAAACAAGTTGAGCATTGACATTGGAGTACGTGAGTATTGGTGTACAATTCTTTCAACACTTTCAGGATTTAATAAGTATTCAATTTGTTTACTTCCAAATATCATTGTGTTTATCCTCCTTATTCTTTAACTGCTCCGTAGAACTCTCCACCTTCAAGAACAGGGCAAACACCACTTTCTAATGCTGGTATATTTGCCAATGCCATGAGGTTAGTTACACCATCAGATTTTTTAAATACATCGTAACCATCTTCAAATCCTACATATTCAAGATAATCGTAAGGTTCAATAGCATCGTTTTCTGCTACAATATGTACTTCATCAACAGCTTTACCAAACCATTCAACAGTTGCTGAACGGGCTGGGTATTCCCCAAATGAGCAGTCTTTTTGAGGTAATCTGTTTTTAGTAGTATACTGTGCATCTGGTCTCCAAGTCATTTCAGGGTCAAATAATAATTTAGCAACAGCTTTTTCAGAAGCTTCTTCTGCTGGTTTAAGTATAATGTATCTTGGAGTAGAATCTTCGTGAATTTCTAAAATTCTGTGTAATTCAACAGGTTCTGTTAAACTGTGTTGTCCTACACTTCTACCGGTTTTTCTGTCTATTCCGTTTTTAGTATATTTCAAATCGCCTTCATAGAGAGTTACGGTAAATTTTTTACGATTGTTGGTGTAATCTCTTGAAGGTCTACCTGCACTAATCAAATCCATTAGTTATTCCTCCTTTGTTGTAAATAAGTCATCGAACATTCCTTCTACCGCTTTTTGGCGGGCTTCTTGTTCGGCTTCTTCATCATTTGAACCATCGCCTTCGTTTAATCCTTCAGCATTATGTGCTGCGATGCCACGTGGTGGTTCTTCGTGAGCTTGTAAACCATCTATAACTTGTAAAGTTTCCAAATCCTTGTCTTTTAATTGGGCTTTGATTTCTTCATTGCCATTAGACAGTTTATCAATTAATTCAGACCTTTTAGTTTCTTGGTCTTTCTTATAAGCTTCAATTATTGGTTTTTGTTCTTCAAGGACTTTTCCGTTGTCCTCTTTCCATTTCCTTAAATCATTCAATTCCTTTTCTATTTCATTGAATTGTTTAAGTTTATCTTCATTAGCTTTATTTTTATTCTCTGCAATAGCTAATTTCTTATTCAAGTCTTTAACTTGGTCGTTTAATATTTTAACCATTTCATTATCATTTTTCTCATCAGACATTGTACTTCCTCCGTTTGTATTTGGCAATTGTACTGGTTTGCGTGGGCTACTTGTTAAAGCAACATCAGTAAACCCTGTAGGTTTAACTGCCAGCCAATAATCCTTTTCTTCCTGTAAACTACAGTTGATATAAGGACTATAACCAAGATTATCAAGTGCTTTATCAGTGTTCACATCACCATACAAAGCACCATTAATAAAAGTGAAATTTGATACATCACCAATCTTTTCAGATAAATGTTCCTCTTGAACAAGATTAGTTCTATTAACTTTGCTTGCTAATTCCGCAAGAAACTCTTCTGTATACTTAACAGGTTTATCATAAACCTCATATTCCATTAAGCAAGGTTCAAAAAGTTTAGCTCTTCTTACCATAAAAAAATCACGCCTTGATAATGTCATTATATTCATCAGAAAACACATCAGGATTAACAGGTTTCAACACACATCTACCATTGATATGATCCAATGGAAACCATGATAATGGCATAGCTCCTTTGGCTTCGATACTGTAACACCAATTGCAAGTGTTTATTCCACTACAATGCCAAGTAAACAGAGCTTCTTGACCGTAAATAAACTCCTGATACTTCCTATTAATTATCTTCTCAATGTGATTCCCTTTGAAATCAATTTGATTAACCAGTCTTTTCACTGCTCTGCGATAATTGCTGTGGGCAACAAAAGTTCCGGTTATTATAATCATTTCTTTATAAAAATCTGCTTTATCCTTTAAATCATAATATAAAGTGTTAATAACTGAATCAATACCGCTACTAACTATTTCTTCTAATTCCATTGGAATATCAACAGTTCCAGTAGGTATCTTCCATTCAGCATCATATTCATTAACTAATTCATTCATGAATGAGGTTAATAAAACAAGCCAGTTATCCTTTAATGTAACTTTAAACTCATCAATATCCTCTTTAAACTTTTCACTGGCATAATAATAAGCGGACTCGTACATATGCTCAATATAAAACTCCTCCAATAAACCTAACATTATAATGAGCATCTTTTTAATCTTCTCATCATCATTATCAGGTTCAAACTCCTCATCAGTAAGGATATTATCATCTAATCCAAAATACTCTTCAAAGTTTGGACTATTAGGAACTGACTTCGCCAAGTCTACCCTCTCCATTCTCAATGTTATTCAAGTTAAGCCCATCGCCTGGTTTAGATGTTGATGTTGTGCCATTTTCAGTTTTGATTTCTTCGTTTTTGGTGATTATTTTACCATCTTCATCAGTAATTGGGTTGAAATTAATCCACACGCAATCTTTTTCATAGTTGCCTAATTCTAATAACCAGTTAATGATAGTTTGAGCCACAACATACAATTTATTTTGCAGATATTGTTGGAATAAAACTCTACCACTTTTTTCACTATCCAATTGAACAACAGCAGTAGAACGATTACTACTACTGCCATCAAAAACAGATGGGGGAGTAGATAACCCAATAAAAATTTCTTCTTTTAATTCTTTAATATAATCTTGAATCTTCGGTAGATTAGTATCACCAATCATCTCCAAAGTCAAACCTTCAGGTAAATAAACAACCCCTTTTTTATGATAATTGCTAATTGCATTAACCGCTTTTTTAATGGCTTGTTTAGCAATATGGATAATTCCAAGACTGTCAGGGTCTTTACGGAGAATCATAGTATTGGCTTGTTTATAAACAACTTGTGGGAACATACGGATTAATAATTTCACCATATACGCCTCATCCATAACATTCTCAACCATTCCTTTATGTTTACCATGTCTTGTGAAGAAATGTGTTGCTAATACCTGGTCTGGTGTGAAATTATATTCTACTTCTTCAAGTTCTTCGGTTAAATCTCTGAACTCTCTTTTTTGCCATCCTCGGTTAGTGTTCTTGTTCTTTTTAACAATTTGTTTATAACCAATCACTTCTGAACCAGTAATGTCATCATAGATTTCTTTAATACGATAGTTATCCCCATCAAAAGCCAATTCTCTTAAATAGAGTTTTCCACCTTGCACCACTTTATTATAGTACATTGCACCATCTATCATATTGTTACGTGCAATTTCGTGGAGAATATTCATCATATCCAAGCGTTCAAGCTCTTCTACAATATATGCTTTCGCTTCTTCATTATTTCCATCAACAATCCATCCGCTGATTGATTTGATAACTAAATCTTCAATGATACCATTAACTATCTCGGAATCTTCGGCACATAAACGTAAATTTTTAATGGTTGGATTAACAAGTTTCGGAAGTTTATCATCCCAATTAACGCTTCTATCATTAGTATTGGTAGCAATATCATCTACACCCACTTCATAAACTGCCGAAGCTTCTGCATTAGGCAACCTCACATTATCAATCTCTTTTTTGAAAGGATTCCACATATTAAAACACCATTAAAAATAAATTTTTTTTCTAAAATACCATAATCTCATCAGAACCACCATTATGGAAAACTGGTTTGTTAGGGGATAAGAACCCTCTAACACCATAACAAGCATAACCCATTGCATCCATACTGTGGTCGTTAAATTTTATAGGTTCGTCCAAGGTTACTCCATCACGATTTTTTCTATATTTGTAACCTTTAATCTCTTTTATCGTATTAACACATTTAGGGTGGATATGTATTCTTGTCTGCTTTGTAGTGGTGATTTTCGCATTAACATCTTTCACACCACCAACCATAGGGAAACCTGCTTGATTAAATTCTTTAATCCTATCAGGTTCAGCAGCATCACCATATCCAGTTGATAAATGTTTAGGCAGCAAATTATTATTGAATAACATCTGCCTACACTCTTCAATTAATTCAGTATTAGTTAATTGTCTTTCGTAGACTTCATCAAGTATGTACATTTCATTATCATACCATGCAGTTAATAAAAATGCACTTGGATTGTTAAAACCGAAATCCGCACCGAATGAATGAAATTCATAAATTTTATCTTCAGGAACAACAGTATCATAGTTAGTATAAACAACATCCGATAGCTTACCCCATTTGCCCGCACTATACCTTAACCATAAGTCATAATCTTCGTTTTTTAGATTATCGTAATAATCTTTCTGAAATTGTGGTAAGAAGTCATTAGTGCTGTAATGGAAGTGTGCTGTTTTCCTACGCTGTTGTATTTGTCTTAAAACAGTATCATAATCTCGGCAATCCCATAAATCGTTTGGATGGTGGAGATTATGTGTTTCAACATCTCTTTTCTCATTCTCATATTCGTTAGTGGCATCATAGAACTCATGGTATCTTTTGTATATCCAATGTTCTTCATCTTCAGGTTGAACCACCAACATCATTTGAGAATATGCCTCGCCACGCTTGGAAACTTCCCCCCTTCCCAAACGAAGCATTAACTCTGTGTAAAACGCAGTATCAAGCAATTCCTCTCCCTGCTCGATGTAAATAACGTCAGCATTAATAGAACGAACCTTTGACAGCTCATCCAAGGCACCAAAATAGATTATAGAGCCATTAGGGAAAGTTATAGTTCCCTCTGACTTGTTCTCATGACAAACATCATACAATCGCTTAACAGGAGTACCTTTACCATCCCTTTCAAGAACAATACCATATAAAATATTCCTAACTTCCTTCCAAGCAGTACGCTTCAATGAAGGTAAAGTCTTACGATAAACATAAATACTCGCTTCATTATGCTGCAAAGCATAGAACACTACTTTATAACAAGCAAACTTTGTCTTACCAGACCCCGCACTACCTTCAACAAGGAACTCACGTGCAGGTTCATTAATCCACTTCCTCTGCGGAGCAGTCATAGGAATATCTAACTCAATAGCCATTTACTCATCATCTTTTTTCTGTGAATCAGTAATGTTAATATTAAAACTAAAATCTTCAGGGGTGGAAACTTCAACTTCCTGTGAAGATTTTTTCTTATAACCATGACGCCTTTCAAGTAAGAATTTCAACATCTCAACAGAAGGGTCATCAGGGTCTAATGCAATTTCCCTTGCTCTTTTGGATAAACTTCTCTCGGCTTCAGCATCAGCTTGAACAATCTTTAAAACAGTATTCACCAACGGAGATTTAATACCATTCTCAATATCTTCCATTGCCTCATCAATCCAGTAATACCATCTTTTAGGATAAATACCGAAACCTAACGCAACCGCACTTTCAACTTTCATACCATCATGGATAGCATCAATAGTCTTATCCAGTTTCTTTTTATAATCAGTTCTTAAAGCATAAGGGTAATGTCCTTCTTGTCCTTTCTGTAATGCCATAATCATCACCTATTTTATGAAATATGGAAGAACACCAATTAAGACCATGATTGCGGAGAATATAAGTCCGATTTTCACGTAACCTTGGTTTGTGCGTTTGTCGATGTCCTCTTTATTGTCATCAACCTTCTGTTCCAAATCATCAATCTTGGTTTCAACAGCTTTCAACCGCACTTCCAATTCACTATCATTCTTGTTCGATGCAACCTGTATTTTACTCAAACAATCCTTAATATCATCAAGTTTTTCTTCCATTCGCCTATTATCTTCTTTCAGTTCGTGTAACTTTTCTTTCTTGTAACTTAATTCAGCATCAATACGCTCAATAGCTCGTGATTGTCCTTGTAACTGCTCTTCATGTAAGCAATTATGCTCCATCATCCTCACCAGCAGGAGATTCGTATTCATCATTCAAAACCGGCTCCCCACCAACAGGTGTAACAGGTTCACTTTTACTGAACCAAGTATTATGATATTTAGAATCAAAATAAGCCCAAATCAACAAAAACACAGTAAAAATAACTTCAGATAAAGTCTGCTGATCCACAGGCAACTTAATACCATAAGCCACACACAAACCAATAAACCAACCAGCTATCGCCATAGCAATAATCTTCCCAATAGTAGTAACATAACATCCTTATCTGCCATTTCAAATCAAAACTCCGTATAATCAATTAATGTGAAACGCCAAGGTTTTACTCCTTGACTTCTTGCAATAGCTACTAAATCCGAATAATCAACAAGATAACATCCATTACGGATAATAATATGATTATTTGCTTCTACAAACACCTCATCGTGATGAGTATCTTTTATTAATTTCAATACGCCGAATAAGTAACCGTAAGATTTCATAATATTAGAATAAAAATTTTTTTCAGGGTTATATAAATAGAAAACCCTGAAATAAATTTAGAGGTAATTATTATCCACCTTATATTCCTCTTACTATTGTTACTCAAGCCAGTAGGGATTTTTTTTCCTTAAAAAATTTTTTCTGAAAAAATTTCACTTTCAGATATTAAGTTTTTTGAAAAAAGTATTACTAACCCCCTGGAAATGTAAAAAAAATATTACAAGTGTGGACAAATGTAGACAAAAATCCAACCAAAAATGTCCACATTTACCTGATTTTTTCATGAATTTTGTCTACATTTACGTAACATATTTTTTACACACATGAACAAAACAACAAACACAACCACAAAAACATAAACAAACAACAACAAAAAACATAAAAACTACACATAAAACAACAAGGTCAAAAAGTGTAGACAACTTTGCCAGAGCATACACCTATTAATACATATACACACATATCACATCACACCTATCCCTTCACACGAGTATATATGTTTACAAACTTGTCTACAATTAAAAACCAATATAATATATATAATCTTTAAATAAAAAAATAATAATAATAAACACTCCAAAACCATTATAAAGAACACACACAAACCCCCAATAAAAAACAAAACCACACCACCACCCATAAAACAAACAAAGAAAACCAAAAAAATCAAATGTAGACAAAAAACACTAAAATGTAGACAAAAAAAACCAAAAAATAGACAAAAACACCCCCAAATGTAGACAAAAACCCCATAAAAGTAGACAAAAAAAAATATAACACACGTTATACCAACCAAAAAAAATACCATACCACAAATATGAGTATGTGAGAGCTCGCCCCCCGCCGCTTTTTGGGATGTATTTTTGTTGTCGTTCCGGTCCGGCGTCCAGTTCACTTATGAAAAAATAATAAAATTCATATCTTTACAACATAGAAAAAAGAAAAAATTAAGGAAGAATCCCCCCGCAGACGATCCGCCGCCGGCACTGCTCCAGGAGTTTAATACATGAAAAAAGAAAAACAAAAAAGAAAAAATAAATAATAATACAGCTATTGGAAGAAAAAAAGAAAAAATATTAAACTAAAATTAAAAAAATAATAACCAGTGCTGCGTATAAAGTTAATAAATATCTATTGTTTATGGTGGTTATTATAATTAAGTTTAGTATTAGTATTGTTATGAATATTATGTAGTATATTTTATTCTACCTCCTGGAGTGGTTTGTTTATGTTGTTGTTTATTGTTTCGGTTTCTGCGTTCCAGTATGCTTCCAGGTATATGTTTTCATAGTATACCAGCTGCAGTGCTTCTTCTGCTTCTTTAAGGTATTGGTTTATTGTGTTTTTATAGGTGGTTTTTATATCGTCAAATAATTCCCTGTAGTTGGTTTGTCTTAATAGTTCCTGGTGTTGGGGGTCCTGGTGCTTTAGGAGGTTTAATATATCCTGGTCCTGAAGTTCTGTTTTAAATTCTGGTCCGGAGGCGTGCTCTTCCAGGATGCTCCAGGTTAGGAAGTCCAGGGTTTCCGCTTCTATACTCCAGCCGCTGCAGTTGTCGTGTACTTCATTAAAATAATAATGTTCATCCGCAGGGAGGTTGTTATATAAGATATTATATTCTGGTTGGGGTTCTAATATTAAAGAGTCCTGGAAGTGGTCCCTCCTGAAGTTGCTTGTTAAATATACTTTTATATCACTATCGACCAGGAGCAGGTTATTATAATAAAAATAATCTGTTATATAATACTCCGTTAGTGATTCTATTGCTTTGGTTAGTTCCGGCACTTCTTCCAGTCCTTCCAGGTATTGGTTTATTAATGCTGGAGTTAATATTATATGTTTTTCACTATTTCCAGGGAGGTTTGTTTCCGCTTGGTTTATATCCCAGTTGTCCGGATCGAATAATGGGAGGGGTTTGTTTGGTTCCGGGTTTGTTATTTGGTTTATTTGTTTTAATGCTTCCATTGTTTTACACGTCCTTTAAAATTTGGTTTTTAAATTCATAATAATTTATTTTTTTATTGTTTATTTCTACATATGGAGTTATATATTCCAATTTTTCTATATGTTCTGCAGTTTCATAGTTTAACTCCTCCAGGCGTTCTGGTCCTGTTGTTAAATAAATTAACATATCAAATAAAACATAAAAATAAATTGTTTTATAGTCCTTTGCGGGGGTTTGTTTCCAATAGTTTATATTATTTGATATAAAAGAAATAAACCCGCTGCAGCTGGTCCAGTTGTCTATTAAATAAGATTCAACTCCAGGAAGGTTTAAAACATAATGTTTTATTATGTTTATTGTTTCCAGGTTAGTATTTACTTTTAAAAAGGTTCGATCTGTCTGGTAGTTATAATATTTAGGGCTCCATATTTCCAGGGATTCTGGCACTGGTTCCAGTTTAAAAAATTTATGGTCTTTTATTGTGTTTGGTAGTGCGTCCAGTATTTCATTAAAATATAAATCCATAAACTCCCGGCAGACGTCCGCCTGGTATTGGTTTATATTGTCGTATTCATAATATACTTCCAGGGAGCTGTTTCCGGTTAGTTCCTGAAGTTCTGCAGCGTCTTCCATTTCATAATCTATAAACTCCTCACTATTTAAATAAATGGATTCATAAAAACCATTAAAATAATTACTGTTTAATTCTATTTGCATGATTCACACGTCCTTTTATTAGTTTTTCATAGTTCCCAGAAATATATATAATTAAAAATATAGCTCCTGGTTATTTCAAAAAATAAATTAAACTTCATACGATCCGGGCTCCGTTATTTGATTATTAATAAAAAAATTATAAGGAGCAGGTTTATGCTCCATATAAATTTATTGCTTATAAAAATTTTTTTAAAGTTCATGATTCACGCCTCCAGTTAATAAGATAATACGCTCTCGCTGCAGGGGTTTATTTTTTGTATTTTTTCACTTTTTAAAGCGTGTGTCTTTTTATCCCAGCTGCGGACCACTTCAAAAGATATATTATTTAATTTAAATTTAGCTATTTGTTTATTTACTGTTTTAAAGTGGTTATAATCTGCAGCGTTTATAAACTCCGCCGCTTCCAATAGTTCCTGGAGGTCCGGGTTGCTTTTTAATATTTCCAGGGTCCTGGATTCCTGAAGGTATTGATTCACTGCTGCGGTTTTTATTCTTTCCGCAGCTTTGTAGTTAGTAACTGCAGCATCAAATAGCTGCTGGGCGGCTTTGTCTGGTAGATATATTTTAATAGCATCCCTGCAGTAGTTCTCACGCCTGAAGGCGTGCTGGTGTCTGCTGGTTGTGGTGCTGTAAGCGTTGTATAATTTACTTATTAATTCAACGTCCTGCAGCTCCCCGTTTATATTTGCGGTTGTTATTAGTTCTACTTTGGAGGAGTAACTAATTAAAATATTACCTCCTGGGGCCATTATCTGGCGGGCTTTGTTGTTTGTGTCGTCTATTGTTTCTATATTAAAACTTTTTATAGTTTCTGCAGCAGCAGTTTCTTCAATAACTACTGGAGCTATTATTTGGTTTATTTCTTTTATTGATTCCATTCTTTACCACGTCCTTTTATTTTATTTGTTATTTGATCCGGGGTTTAAAAAAATAATAACCCGGAAGAAAAAATAAATTTTTTTAATGCTGGCGGGCTTCCATTTCTAAAGCCCAGGCGTCCATTAACTTATTAAATTTTTCTAACTCCTGAAGCTGCTGCTCCTGGTGTCTTTCTGCTTCTTCCATTCTTGCAGCGGTTTCTTCTGCAAATTCTTTAAAATTTATCATTTTTTCACGTCCTTTAAAATAATTTTTTAGATTAGTATAAAATACTAATCTGGTTTATTTCATGATCGATTACAACATGAAAAGGCACGTTTAAATCTTTTTCTTTAAAGCGTGCGATTCTCAAGTTATTATCAGTTTCTGCAGGTGCAGTTCTTACGATATTATAATTGCTTTTAAGGCGGTTTAAAAAACTCCTTAAAGCTTCTTTATTATCTGAAGCGTTTTTGAAGTTACTGCTCCAAATACTTAAAAAGTTTTTAAAGTCAATAACTGCGTATTTAGTTACCATAATTAAGACCTCCTATTTATTGGAAGTTTTTGTACTTCCTTGCATATACTTATATTTTATCTATTATATAAATGTTTCGGTTTTACACTTGCAGCGGTTTTATATGTTATATATTATATAATGGTTGCACCTTCCTGCAGGTGGATGGTTCTGGTGCTGTTGGTCCATTGGTTGCACCTTCCTGCAGGTGGATGGTTCTGGTGCTGTTGGTCCATTGGTTGCAC